CGTCCACGGTGCATCTTCAATCCCTCTGCGAACTTCAAAGGGCTTCTAACTTACATCCAGCATTATATCTTCGCTGATCTTAAATCTTCTGATAAATATGGGGAAAAAATAATGCCTGAGTTTATTCATGGACTGAACTCCCAAGACCTGGTGGAGCGGATCGAGTATCAACTGTCCAAGAGAAAAGGGAGGAAGCAATTCAGGTTAAAAGACATTAAGAGTGTGTCCATGGATGGCTCATCTTTTGATTCTAACTAAAACTCCCAAGTCCAATCGAAGGTGGATGTCGAATTCATGCACTGCTACAGAGATAGGCTGACATAAATCATCACGGTGGTCGATAAGGTCCTGGATTGGTGAACTAACGTACCGCTAATGGCTGAATCCATAATCTCCGTGATGACTGACCTCACTATGGATGTTTTCGTTAAAACTCCAAACGTCTACGACGGATCTATTAGAGGCAAAGACGAAAAGCTTTTCAAGAAGCACTTTTTCTGAGACGATCACAGAGAATTCTGTCATTTCAAACTGGATGGAACTACTTTCTCAGGACACCCCACGCTTACAACTTTAGGTAACACTTTGAGGACGAGTCTCTACGCAAAGTATGCGATGTTCTTGGCCCGAGTTGAAGGTGAGGTGATAGTCGCGGGCGACGATTCAGTGGTCTTTCTCCAGAGCAGAAACGTGGACGCTTTTATCGTCGCCATGAAGTCCCTGGCTTCCCTAGACAAAGATCCAAAATGTCACGGGCTGGGATAGGTTGTGAAGTCTTACATAGTGGACACGTGGTGGAGGATAGACTTTTGTTCAAAATTTGCAGTTCACGTTGGAGACGAAAATGGGTTCGAAGGTTATTATCTATTCAGAGACCCCCTCAAGATGCTGACTACGAAAAACTACTATCACGGGACGAATCAAGCCATAAGGAATGACCCTTAGAAGCACGCGTAGGCGCTATACGAGGGGGCAATTCGTGAAATGCCCGTCCCTATAATCACAGAGATTTTCTGAGCGTGAAAAGATAGGCTCATCAAGCGTTCAGATCTTGATTTCGACCTTTACCGGAAAACTAACAGTTCAGGCTTCTGGGACGTTAAGGTGAAGAACTGCGACATTGACGGCGTTGAGGCCGCTGTCATGAGACACTGCAAAATTGACTTGGTCACTTTGAAATACGCTCTTCAAACGAGACACCTCAAACTCGGAGGAATCCGAAGAAATCGCGTTAGCTCGTGTGCAAAAAGGAGAATAATTTATTATT